CGCTGACTGTCCAGCATCCCCACCCGTCTGAATTATCGGCTTGGAAAGAAACATAGGTGTTCGTATCTTTTGTAACTGTGAGGGCGCTAGTTCGATAAGCAACTGGGGCAAGGGTTCTATCTGCTCCAGCAACCATTCCAATGCCGAGCAAGTCCGCACCCGAATTTATTAGCCACACTTGGTCATCAGGTTTCGGAGCGTAATTACTCAAGTATCGAACTGAAGGCAAAGTATTGGTATCACCCGCAATTTGAACATCCATTGTTCTATTAGCATTGACTGTAATTACTTTGCCTTGGCGGATGCGTAAAGTCGGGGCAATGGTGTCGCCCTTGATTTGATTTACAAGATAATTTAAGTCCATCAGAATCTCCGACTTCTTCCAATTGCGTTCATAGTGTTTTGTGGACTCAAAGGAATCGTGATTGAATCTAGCATCAAAGTAGCATCAACTCCCGACGGAGTACGAGTTATCTTCACTAGGTCATAAACATCGTGAGCGGGATTTACAACTTGGTCCCATGAGATTTTTTCCAGCGCTCCAATGACTTTTCGTAGTTCAGCGATTGCTGCCTCTTCTGCCTCGGCTACTGTCAGAATGAATGGCGATGACTTAAAAATTGGAACTGAACCGTAAGTCTCAACATAAGTTGGAGAGGCTGGGTTCAAGTCCTTAGCCTCGCCAATTACGCCAATGGAAAGGTTAGTTCCCTCACCTGTATAAATAACATGGTTGAAAGATTCATCGCTCGACAACGAACGGCTTAATGAAGTTAAAACAGACTCAGTATTGTCCTCGTAAGTAACTAGAGGAAGTCCGCTATCAGGGTCAGGAATCGGGCGCATACGGGCTGTACCGTTTTCATCAAAGTACAAATCCATTCCAGCCGACTCAGCAATCTTTAGCGCTTCTTTCCATGGATTTGATGATTGGTCAAGAGTTGGATAAATGATGTCGGTTACTTGATTAGTGGCAGGAAAAATAGTTTTAACTGCTGGGTATCTATCTTTAAGAATCTGCTCAATGGCTGTTTCTTTTGCTGTAGCGTCATTGATGTAAAAGTCGTGGCTTGTAAATTTTGCTCGGATTACTCGAAGGCTTCTATCGGAGCCTTGGACGGTAATTTTAACTCCCTCGGGAGTATCTGTTACTTCTACGGTTGTCAGAATGAAAACTCCAAGAGGCACTAACTCCTCGGTGCCATCTCCGAACTGCACCCCTCGATAGATTTTGATTTCGCGGTTATATGGCAAGAGAACGGAAGAGCGATTGTTTGTTGGGACAAGCGTTCCATCTTTATCAATGAACTCAATTGAGCATTGGCGTCGGATGTCTCTGCGTGAGTCGATAGTGACTTCACCTGAGATTGGTTGAGCCGTACTAATAATCTCATTGTTTGCCATGTCATAAATCTCAATCTTGACATTGCTAATATGAGACTTACGAACTGACGATAAGAAAGCGTCAGATACGGGATACATCAAGGAGCCTCAACCTCATAGTAATTAACCTTGGCGTTACGAATCAGGTTGTCAATGTCGCCCACTTCTGTCCATGTTCTATCTACAAAACGCACATACTTTTGGCGTCCGAGCGGGTCATGCACATGCAAAATTCCTTGGTAAGTAAGAACTGGATATAAGTTATCCCATTCTGTTTCGCCTTGCGTGGTGAACTCGTAAGAGCCATCAATACCATAAATGCTTGTCGCTACAACAATTGTCTTTGACGCACCAAGCGGCTTGAAAACTCCATAAGATTCAACAATTGAAGAATTAAGTGGTTGCTGCACCCGTAATTGAGTAACTCGAGTCGTTGGACTTTGAACAGCAGTAAATGACCATATAGCGGGATTAACAATTTGAATTGGCTCTGTGACCGTATAGCCTGATGATAAAACAGCCATTAGATTTCAGCCCTCGCTTTCGCACGATAAGTAACCGTTTTGTCTAAAGGAACTTCAAAGTCGCTTAATGTTGCAATTTGAGAAGTGTTTGCAGTAACAGGGCTGTTACGAATTGCTGAGTAACTTGTTCCCGAATCATCTGAGCGCTCAACATCAAACGAGAATGTACTGAATCCACCTCGAGTCCAAAATGGTTCATCTCCAGCGTGGAAAGCAATTTTGTCTACATAGTGAACTTCACTCGTTGCAGCAGAAATAATTTTTACTAAAACTACAGCGGTTGCGGCTGTTGCTGGGGCTGTTGCTGTTACGGTGCATTGATTCCACGCACTTGCTGAGTCTGCCTCGCTTGTACCGTATGCAGTTGAGATTGTGGTACCGCTTGAATTGCGCCACAGAATTCCTACCGCTGTAGAGCGAACCGTTGTATTGGCTCTGAACTCAGCGGTTGCAGAAAAATCAGTAGATGGACTAACGGTAAAAGCCGTTGCTGTTGTAGTGGTTGCAACCGCGTCTCCCGCTGCTGTTGCAGTCAGGGCTAATGATGCGGAGCCACTAGATGCTTGAGCAGTTGAACGAGTGATTGAACAATTTGTTAAAGCATCCCAACCCGCTGTGTTTGTTTCTAAAGATGCTTGATTGGCGCTGAGAACATTTGTACGCCCAAAAATAGTAATAGCAACTGAACCAAGGTCGCTTTCATAAAATGCCGACACCGTTGGATTGGCTGGAGCATCGACGGCTAAACTGAATGACGAAAATGCCCATTCGCTAAAATAATTTACACCATTTACTAATTGAGCCACTCGTACATAAGCACGATATGAAGTGCTGTTTGCCAAGTCAGCCTCAAGAGTTTGTCCATTATTATTAGAGGCGACTATGCCAGTTTGAACTGAAGGTGTTGATGTGTCAGGACTAAAACCACTTGCCCCATAAGTAGTCGAGTCAAAAATTTTTACTTCATAAGCAGATTGTGGGTCGCCCTCTGTATCGGCGTATGTCCACACTACGGATGGAAATGAAGTTGTTGTAATTGAACCTGAAGGCGCGGTTACTGATACTGTCGGTTGAGTCGTAGTAACAACATCAACATAAACTTCATAAACGCTAGTTTTGTCACCTGATGCTGTTGCATTATCTGTGAACTTAAATACTAAATTATCGATAAGAGTCTGAGTCCATGCGGCGCCGTTCGGAGCGCTTGTCATGTTTAATGCAAAATCAACGGTAGAAAGAGCCAAAGTGTTTAGTTTGGTTATTGGAACGGAGTAATAAACAGTTCTGCCGTTACGGTCTGTAATTACACCGAGGCTGAACTGAGCGTTACCCGCTGTTCCAACTGCGATTCTTGCTCGAAGGTTTACAGAAGTTACTTTCTCGGTTGCTCCGAGAGTCGTGGTTCCGAACTCTCCTTCATAAAATGCTGGGACTGTGTTGCTTGTTCGTGTGATAAAAGTTGAATCGCTGTTATCTGCTAGGGCTGCGTGAACTGAACCCGAGCCTCCTGAGATAGTAAAGAGAGAATCATTGTTCCAGTTAGCGTTGGGTCTTAATACTGTAGTAGCCATTATTTACTCGCTAACTGTCGGGCTAAGGTTGCAAAGGTTTCTTCAATGCGCTTAGTGATAATGCTTGCTCTCTCTTCTTCATTGGTTGCACCAGCAGTATCTACATAAACTTGGAAAGCGCCTTGCTCAATAAATGTACTATTGCCACTTGATGAAGTATTTAGGCTTGCGTTTTGTAAGTCGCGCAATTGAGTCGAGGCTGTAGCAATCTTTTGGTCAAATCCAACTCTTGAACCATATTCACCAATTACTGCACCTGTGAACTGGATTTCTTTTTGCAAACGACTAATCTCATCAATTGCTGACTGACCGCCACCAAGAATTGAGGCAGCGAGTTGCGCTCCCTTGATTGGTCCTTCTTCAATAATTGCCTTGAGAGCATCGGCGTCTAATCCCATATTCTGAAGTTTGTAAATCTGTGACGCAAACTCTTTACTCTTATCAAGTCTTTTGCCCATATTTTCAATAAGGGACTTAGCCTTTGGTATAAACCCATCAGGCAACTCAACGCCTTTGAGACCTGCAAAACCTACAATTGTGTCTTTGAGACTATCTGCAAAATCCTTAGCCGCTTGTTGTAAATCATCAAGAACACCCTTGATGGAATCAATACCCGCTTGCATTGCTTCACGAATCGTCTTTAGGCGGGCTGCCGCTCTTTCTGCATTTTCAGCCGCTTTCTCGTCGTCGTTCTTTTTTTTCTGTGCATCCTCATACTTTTTCTTTTCGTCAGCAAGGATGTCGCCAAAGCCAAGACCTTCTTTGAGGCTTTCTTTTATCTTGTCTATGAACCCACCAATTTTGTCACCGACGGCTCCAGCAAAATCTGTTTTGTCTGCGAACTCCATCATGGTCGCGGCGAGACCCATGACCATTTCTCCCGCTTTATCAACCTTCTCAGCAATACCGTCAATAAAGTCACCCACGGTATTAGACAATGGAGTATCTATAATCTTTTGAATTGCATCGACAACAACAGTCAATCCTTTTGAAGCGTTCTTAGCGCCCGCAATTAAACCTTCTACTATTTGTTTTCCAAAATTGATTTCTTCTGCATCTTTAATCTTGTCAATTACATTACCGAGTGTTTTAGAGACTACTTTGCCACCGTCGATGAGTTTGTTGATTGCATTTCCAGCAAAATCTTTGTCACTAAATTCTGTGACCTTTGCACTAAAGTTTCTTAAAGTAGCCTCTGTTGTATCTAAGGTGGCTTTAGTTGCAACTCCAACAGTTGAAATGCCATTCACTAATGTTGTAGCACCCGTTAAAATACCCTTAAACATTGTCTCGCCAAGACCAACCATACCGCTTGCAAAACCCGTTACAACTTTTTTAGTCGCGTCTAATCCACCATTGATTGCGTCAGCAACCATCTCACCAATTTTAGGAATTTTACTGAAAAGGGTGGCTAATGCTCGTAGCCATGCAGTCATTTTGTCAAAAGCCCAACCGAGGAATTTTCCGATACCCTCAGCAATTTTATTTAAGAGACCAAAAATTCCTTTACCAACATATTCAATGGCGCCTAAAATGCCTAAAAAAACTGATTTGACTACATTGAATAATCTGTTAAATGTTTGAACAAGGTCGCCAACAGCACTCACAACATTTGCAAAGAGGTTAATAATTCCACTTACGATAAAGCCAATTACTTTAATAATACCGTTAAATACGCTTGTTACAACTTTGTATAAAAGATTCTGAGAATCAAAAACATTTATGTAAAAATCAATCCAAGTTTTGAACAAAGTAACAATAAATCTAACTGCCATTAAAATTGATTTAATAACGAAATTAAATACAGTTTCAACCACTTGAGCAAGAACACTATTTGATTCCATTAAAGAAACAAAACCATCAATTAAGAATATAAAACCTTTGAGAATTGAAACAATAACAGTCAGAATTATGTCCAACACAAATTCAAAGACCTTCACAACCACCTCAACAAAGAAACCAAAGACTCTGATAAGAACAGCAATTCCCTTGATGAACATTCCAATTGCAGAAACAATTGATGCAAAGACATAAATGACTACTTTGAGAACAAAGTTAAAGACCTTTTTTACAGTCTCTCTAAAGTCCTCATTTGTCGCCATAAGATAACCAAAGGCTGCCATCAAAGCAATTACTAATCCGATAACCAAAGGAATTGGATTTAATAACATAGTCATGTTCAACATTGCTATTGCTGTCCTAAGCAACCCAGCGGCAAAGGCTGCCGCTCCCATCACGGCTGAGTATGCAATTTGAGCGCCCATGGCAAGCATGATTGCTAAGCGATAACCACCGTAGGTAAGTGCAACAAGGGCAATTGCTTTACCTAAATTCTTGAAAATCTCAATGTTTCTTTGAAAGAATCCGATTACTCCACGCACAATGGCTGCCAAGATATTGATTGCTTTGGCAAGGACAGCAACTCCAATAGTGCTTGCTGTTGCCATCACTTTACCGATTTGAACAATAACTGGGACTAACGGCTTAAAGGCTGTGAAAAGATTTACTAGAGCCTTACGGACTTGAGTTGAGGTAAGTGCAAGAACAACCATCATGACTGGGAATACTTTTAGTTTAGAAAGAACATTGCCAATAATAGGGAGATTCTGTAGCAATCCTCTTCCAGCAAAAGTTGCAAGCCCAGCAGTTGCCGCCGCAATTGGAGGCAATAACATTTCAAACTTTTCTGCAAGGGCTTTAGTGTCAGGTATAACTCTCTTTATACCTTTTCGAGCGTTATCAGCACTCGTATACACCGTGTCAAAGCCTTTAACGGCATCTGTAATCTTTGTAATAAAATCCGTTAGAGGCTGTGTCAATTTTGTAAAGACTGCTTGTAAAGCGCCAAGGACTGCTTGGAATGTTTTGTTTTTTTCGACTGCCTTTGTTATGGCTTTTTCAAGGTCGTAAGCAGCCAAAATTATAGGTCCAAAGGCTTTGAGCAATACATTGCCCATGGCAACTTGCAACTCATTATGCAAACGGGCGAACGAGCGCAAAGTCTTACCAGGAGATTTCATTGCCGCTTCGTAAGTACCAAAGACCTTAACGCCCTCTGCCATCACACCCTGAAGGACAGCCTGTTGTTTTTCCTGATAACTTAGTTCTTTAGTTGTCTTGCCGATGCTCTTTGCAAATTTTGCATACATCTGACCAGCGTTTTCCTGAATACCAACTGATTTAAGAACTTCACTTCGCCCTGTAATAACAGCGTGGGTTAATTTATTAAATGTATCTGTTGAGTTTTCACCGCTGATAATTGCTAAGTCTTGAGCAATACGAGCAATGTCTGAGGCTTTACCTAATTCAAGGTTATTTTGTGCAAATTTTAATACTGATTTTTGGGCAATCTCCATCTCGATACCCATGTTTTTAACTTCTAAGGCTTCATCTGCAAGTGCTTGTCCTCCAAGCCCTGTGGATTTACCAATCGCATCAATTGCGTAATTCAACTCATCAACGCGAGCGGCAGCGTTAAATGACTTGACACCAAAAGCAATAATGGCAGCGCCAGCGCCACCAGCAACAACACCCAAGCCAATCATGGCTGAGTTCAAACGACCTGTTGTTTTAGAGAAACCTTCAACCGCCTGAGATGCTTGTTGCATCCCTCGGGTAAATTGTGCGGTATCGGCGCTAACTCGCGCCCGCATCTCCATCTGCGGAACTTCAGCCATTATCTTCTTGCCTTAGCCTTTCTTTCCGCTTTTTCCCGCTCTTTCCCTCTTAGGATATAAAGAGCAGACCACTCGGTTAATTCCATACTAGATAGGGGGCGGTGGGCTGGACTCCCGTGTAGAAGTTCGCCCACCGTCCGACCTAATTCTTCAGCAAGTTCGAAAAGAAACCTACGCTCAGGATTCTTCAGGAAATCGTGCTTGCGCTTCGTCTACCGCCTTCTCAGACAGACCTGAGTTGCCGAGAGCCTTAGTTGCAAGGCGTTCGATAACTGCACCATTCTTAGAAAGGATGGCTTCTTTGTCCTGTGCTGTAAAGACTGGCAGACCAGTTGCAGGGTCATAAACAGTTGCAATAACAGTTAGTGCATACATTGCGCCAACATCGGTTTTGTCGCCTTTAGCAGCGCCTTCTCCGAGTTTTGCTCTTTCGTTTGCTGTCATCGAACGAACCTCGACAGTTACTCCCCATTCAGGGATTTCTACGAGTTCCTTTGTGATGTCATCGCTACTGAAAATTGCTTCTTTTAGACTCATTTATTTCTCCTTGGACACTAGGTTGGTCACGACTTATTAAGTTGTTATTTAATTATTGATTATGAGTAAGTACCGCGTGTGACGGCACCTGTAACTTGGAACTCTGCTGAGAAAGTTACAACATCGCCAACTGCACCACTCTTCTCGTAAGAAGTCATGAGGCACTCGCCTGTGTACTTTGCATCTCCCGCTGTTGAACCTTCAGGTCCGTACTCAAACGACAAAGTTGCCGCTTGTCCTAGAACCGCGCTGAGGTGTGTATCAACTGTTGTATCGAAGTTACCTGAGATTGAAATGGTCGCATCGCTTAAACCCACAATGTAGGTCTTTGCGTTTGAACCAAAACTTGTTGTCTCGGCGGTTTCGATTGTCTGTGGGAATGAAACATCTGTCAGCACATTGCTGATATCAGTTAAACTTCCACCTGAATTGTCCACCTTGAATACGGTGGCTTTACCGTGTGTGAATGTAGGCATTAGTTTCTCCTTGCGAAAGCCACTACTGGGGTGGCGCTACCTGTGGAACCTGCAACCGTGTAGTTCACGCGCAGGTATCTTGCTACGGTCCCAGTAACTTCAACTCTTTCAAAAGTTTTCTGTGTACTGGTCACGACTGTAAAGGTAATCAAATCAGTAAAGGTTGAGTTGTCGGCTGACTGCTGAACCTTAACTGTTATGTTGCCATTACGAGTATTAGTTGGAACGCTTACAAAGCCTACTCCACCATTGGTAGATGCGGCTGCATTATCAACAGATGTTCCATTGCCTGTTGCTGAGATGGCGGCGCCTGAAGAAAGAATCTTTCCGTGTTCAACTCCGTCGCTTGACTGGAATTCAGCGCTTGTCTGTACGACATCGGCAACTGCTCCTGAAACTTCGTATGAGGTGTCATCTGCCTCAAGAACAATTGCGTTTGCTCCGTTAGAGTGACCTGATGGGGCGACGATAACATTTTGCTTAGTGGCTGAGCCAAGTACAGTTGAGAAAAATACATCTGTACTTACGACTGCTGTTCCATCGAACATTCCGCCGAGTGAAACTGTTCCGTCTTGCAAGCCAACGATATACTCCTTGGCGCTTGAGCCAAAGGCTGATACTTCAGAAGTCTCAACTGTGCTTGTTGCGCTTACATCATTAAAGTAAGTAGAAAAATCAAATTCATTGATAAAAACATTTACATTTTTACCATGTGCGAATGTAGGCATTATTTAGTCTCCTCAACTGGGCGTTGGTGTGGGGTTCCATCTTGAACAAATCCATCGCCATCGCCATCTGTTGCTTCAGGGTCAAAACCCTCTGCCTCAATAACAGGCTCAACGGGAGCCTCGACAATTGGTTCTTCCTTAACAGGCTCAACTACAGGTTCTTCAACGATTTCTACTTTCGGCTCAGACTTTGGTTTAGACGCATCTTCAATCGCGCCAACCTCAAGGAGCCACTTAACAGAACTGGCAGGTAAATCATTTACAACATCGCCAGCCTCGGCGCGTTTATTTGGCGGGTAATCAATACCCTGTAAGACTCGATACTGAGTCATCTAATCCTCCTTTGACGGCGCATGGGTAGCCCAAGTACACCGTCTAAGGTCACATGGACACGGAGGTAAGACGACTAACTGGGGCGACTAGCGCACATTGCTCATAGTGTATCGCATCGCAAATTTAGATAGTGCGTCTAATTCTTTCTTCTTGAATCATGTTGAGAGTAAGAAAATAACCGATGCCATCAACAACTGTATCGGGCTTGGTTTGATTGACTTCGCGGGCAATCTTCATGCCCACCATGCAAAGACTTACTTGCTCGGCAGAAACCTCACAGCCGAGGATTACAGACCATATCTGCGCCGCCCTAGTAAAGTTATCCAATGGATGCCCGTAGGCGTCCTGACGCTCGCCTGAGACCAACTCAGCGGCATACATGGCGATGTCTCTAGGGTCGTTCATAACAACTGAATGTCCGAGACTCCCTGACTGCTCACTAGGAATGTCAGAACTCCAACATCGGCAATCTCCCCCGTTGATTGTCTCCACCACACGCTTCCCCCGTCGAGGGCTGGTGCTTGTAGCCATTTGACTCCTCCCCAATCCGCTAGTTTGAATGAATGATAGTGACCAGTCACCAAGATGTCACAGTCGCCAATCTTCTGACGCCCTAGTGTTTGGTCAGCAATCCACCTACGCAACTTACCTTCAACTCCCTGTCCCGAGCGAGCAAGGTGTCCGTGGGTGATTCCAATAATCTTGCCGTGGACTTCAAGAGTCAAACTCAACTCATCGGTAGGTATTGCAAACTTAATGTGTCCGTAGGCTTCAGGGTTTGCTTGGAAGATTTCAGCAACGGACTCAACTAAGGCAACATCATCATTATCGCCAAGTGTTGTAAATGACTTTCCATTCTTACGATTCTCACCATGGTTTCCCCCAATCGCCGCGACGGTAATTGAAGGAACAACTTTTGACCAGCGGATAAGGGCATCTCTCAAAAGGCGACGAGCAATCTTTACTTGGTCACGCCTATCGACTTCAACTGTGAATGTCTGAATGTCGTAGTGACCATCGCATCCTTCAACTAAATCGCCAAGGCACAAAACCGTAATGGAATCTATCGGGCGACCTAACTTTTTTAATTCCTTTAATCTGAACTCAACATCATCAATGGCTTGAAGCCATCTGCCCACTAAACCTTTGAGACCATCGCCATCTCTTTTTCCCACTTGCCAATCAGAGGCACAAACAACAAGACTTGCCCCACCTTCAATTTCTTTTCTTTCGCGGGGTTTGTGTTTCTTAATCTCTGCAATAAGAGATTCAATATCGGCAGTTTCTTGTCGCCCCTTACGGACTACTTTGCCTTTCCATTGACGATTAAGAATTCCTAAAGTATCGCCCCACACATTAAAAAGAACTGGCTCTACAACTGCAAAATGTTCAGGGTCTAAGCCCCACATTCTTAATACTCCCGACCAATCGGGATGAGACTCACCCTCAACTGGAGGTGTAGTTATTGTGCCTTCGTCGCCCATCCATGTAACTCCAGGCGTCCACTCGGCTTGTCTTTGTCGTGGCTCAGTTTTTTGAACTGAGGCAACCTCTGTAGTCTTTAAGAGATTGTCTAAAGCGTCATCAAGGTTCAATTGGACACTTACATCCGTCTTTGCCGAATAACCTTCTACGATGTCTACGCATAACATCAGAGCCTACCGCAATGTCAAAAGTTGCTAACAATTCAACTAAGCGAGCAGAGTTAATCTTTTCATTCATCAATGCTTCTTTGAACTTAGTTCGTGCTGGTTCGGGCAACTCATTGGTAATCCTTCTTACCGAACAACCCTCTTGTACTTTCCAAACACCAACTAATTCATCAAGTGCTGATACGAACTCATCCTGATTTATTTTTGGATTTACAACGGGGACAGCGGATACTCCACGGGCGCGTTGCGCTTTCGAAGAGGAGCCTGTCGCATTTCCAGCATCGCTGGAACTCATCGGTTGTTGCGTTTCTTCCATACGGGTCTACCACTCTCTCTAGTGGAGCAGACTCCTCGGTTACATCCTCACTAGGCATCGGAAATTCACCGAGATTAGTGGGCGGTACTTCGGGTCTACTCCTAACTGATTGACCGAACCCATAGGTTCAATACGCATAATATGCACCCCTGAGATAGAAGTTTCAACTACCGACGCGAGCAAAATTCTAATCGTGTCGGCTTTGTCTCTAGCCGTTGGATAATCTTCGCGCCCTGCTCGGCAGATAATCTGAATCATTGGGTAATCAATACGGATACCACCTGCGCCCATCGTGAAGGCTGGGGAACTGCCTGAGTTCTCATAGACGGCAACACACGCGTCAGGGGACTCGGGCAAGGTGCCAAGAAAAATAGATGTGCCGAGAGTGCCGTGGCTATTGGTCACAAGATAATCGCCTATTGATTCAAGAATCGTTGCCATCAGTTACTCCTACTTCTTAGAATGTGCATTATTCTACGCGAGATGTTATTTTGGATTTGGGCAAGAGATTCCATGAATGGCTGTTCAAGGTATTTAGCCTGTGTAGGCGGATTATGATAGTTGCCGATAATCTCATGGACATAGAGCGCATAAGGCGCTGCTGGACCACCGTAGAAGATGTCCACATAAATGCCTTGACCTGAGCCTTGAGGAGCGCTGACTCCCCCTGAACCGCGAAGAACTCCCGTATCAACTGGGACAAGAACCTGCGACTTAGCAAAGATGTTGTTTGCTTCTTCCCAAATTGCTTGGGCAACTGCTTTTGGAGCCTCTAACTGGGCTGCTCGAAGAACGGCTTGCAACTCAATATCACCTGTAAGGGTGAATGTATAAACATTTGCCATGACTACCGCCCAAATCGAATGACGGTGTGATGCGCTCCGTTTTCATCTGCGATGTTATCGACTGCATTTATAGTAAAAGTGTCCGCCCCGACAACCATTCTATGAGCAACAGTAATTGTAGTTTGTGGTCCTTTTGTAATGAATCGCCCGATGTCAATAACTTCAATACCTTGTACATCTTTAGACTTTGTTGTGTCGTAAATGAGACGACCCGTTGCTGACACATTTGTATTGGATGCGCCAAAAGTTGGTTTGTTGTATTTATCAACTGATGCCTTGGGTGTAAAAACAACCGTATCAGTCATGAACTCCGCGACTTTAGAGTAAATAGCATCAGCCATGATTACTCCTACTCAGGAACGCGTTGTTCGTAGTTGCTGTTTGGGTTATCGTGGATACCAGCGTGGAAATCTGTATTGTAATCAGTAACATTTCTATCGTCTGTGGAAAGCAAACTGTTGGCATTAGCCGTCATGGTTGGAGGCGCTTTTCGCATCTTACGGTCAAGGAATGAGTTGGCAAGGTCTTGGTATTGCTTGCTCTTTGCTGTAAAGGACTGAGAAACAGAGATGTCTCCGACGCTCTTTGAAGTGCTATCTGCCAAACGGCTAAAGCGTGAGACTAAAGTTTCACAGGCTGCGCGAGAGATTTCGTAAACATTTGTTCCCCACTCAGTAATCAGATAATCCAACTCTTCATCAGAAAACAGCACATCAGTTGATGTTGTGTCATTGATAAGAAAGCGCACTCTGTTACGAAGGCTTGTTGTTGGGTCTCCCGAGTAGGTAAAAGTCATTACATTCCACCCAGCATAAGCATCTGAGTGCGAGCAAGATTTAAGGCTGTTTTTACATTGACAGCATCGGTATCTGTTGATTCAGAGGCATCGCCTAGACCTGTAATTTTGTAAGTTCCAGCGGCTAAAGCGTTACCTAAAGTGCCTGAAGTAATTGTCGCGCTTGTTATCGCTGTGATAGCAGTTAAGTTACCAGTCGTAACTACTGTGCCAGTTGCATCAGGTAAAGTAATAGTTCTATCAGCGGTTGGGTTTACCACCGTTAAAGTAGTTTCGCTTCCGTCATTGCTAGAACCCTCAAAAATGAGAGTAGCGCTAGTGCCAAGTTCTATTGACCCCGTAAATACTGGAGTTGCTTTTAGAACATAGTCATCTAACTCAGTATCGACATCTGTTGCTAAATTAAGGATGTCAGTATGGACGGCAGGGTTATCACCCGCAGTTGGGTAACGCAAACCCTTGGTTGTTGTACCTGCCATTTTATACTCCTATTGGATAATAATTAAATTACGAGAACTGCTGCTTCTTCTGCCGTAAGAGGTTCGCCAGCAACTAATTTTGCTTTAGCAGATACCTTGAGAGCCTCTTTTGCTTCTGCCTCTGCTTGGCGAGTTGCTTCTTGTTCAGCATAAGACGCGGCATCTTGGTCGCGTTGTGCAATCTCAGCAGGTGTCAAATCAATGTATTCCTGAGTTCCTTTTGCTAAATCAACAACAAGTTTTTTAGGTGTATCAGTCATTTACGATAGCCTTCCAATCGGTAACAGTTTCATCCCATTCATACATTACATCATCAGTTGGGTAAGGAACGGGTGCCTCCCAAATGCAAGTTAATTCATTTAATGTCCACGATGGATAAGGTTGTGGCGCAATAAAAGCATCACGGGTGCGGTCAAATTTCATTCCCTCGCCAGCGTAGTTTTTACGCATCTTGGCGTTATATGATGTTTGAACCCAAGTGCCACCAAGATTTAGGTCGCCTGAAAGAAACTCTTGACCTCTATGCTCTTGATTATCGGGTACAACAAGAACGCGTAAAACTACATCGTTCTCATCTAGTTCTGCAAAGTGTGCCATCTATTTCTCCTTATGTTGTATATCTAACAATAATAATTCCTGAACCACCACTCCATTGGTATCCACCATTATCTCCACCACCGCCACCGCCAGTATAAGCCTTACCATTTGAGTCACCACTAGTAACGGGTGTACCACCACCACCTTGACCACCTCCACCTAGACCTGGTTGTCCGCCTATGTTATTTGCGGATACGCCATTCCAAGAAGAACCGCCACCTCCACCTGCATAGTAATAAGTTCCAGCAGAGTTTTCACCAGTTGCAGTTGCAGCACCCCAAGCAGAGTATGTGCTTACACCAACACCACCATCTCCACCGCGACCATTTGCACCGCCAGTTCCACCAGCAGCACCAGCACCTCCGCCACCACCTGAATAAGCAGAACCTGTTGCACCACCATTATTACCTTGACCAGCAGTTCCAGTTCCAGCAGTAGCGCCAGGTGCGCCAGCACCTCCGCCAGAGCCACCTGAACCTGATGGACTTGTGAGGCCATTACCAGCACCGCCACCTATGGCTACTGTTCCATTTGAAAAAACAGAATTAGTACCATTACACGCTGATACGGTAGAGCCTCCTGCGCCAGCACCGCCAGCGCCAACAATGGCTGCATAACCTACGCCCGAAGTAAATGATTGACCCGAAGCATAAACAAGACCACCAGCACCTGCACCTGCGCCTACGGAACCTTGTGTTCCACCACCACCTGCAACTACAAGAACTTCTGCTCCTGTAATTGTTGCAGTAGGCGTAAACATTCCTGATGAAAAGAATGTGTGATAGGTATAACCACCTGATGTAGTTACGGTTCCACCAGTTGCCTTAGAGCCAGTACCAGTTTCAGCGTATTTAGTTACGCCATAAAGGGTTGCTGTTGTATATTGCGCCCAATTATTAACATTTGTTGAAATAGTTATAGATGTAATTGCGGCAGTATTTGACCATAATCCAGCACCTAATGAAGTGTAAGCAGTTGAAACATTATCTTCCTGAACAACTTCATAAGAAAAAGATTTGTAATTACTTGAAGTATAATTTGGAAAATATAGTTCTCCATTAGAGAATGTAGATGCGGTTGCAGTTGCAGATGGAGTTGCTCCAATAGACCTAGCGGCACTACCGCTAGTTACTGCACTTCCGTCGCCTTCAAGAGACCTTCCAGTAAAAGAAGCCGTAGAACCATTAAGTGAGATTTGAATTGTATTTGCAGTTCCACTTGTATAGGTACTTCTAGTGCTTATTTTTACAACTAAATCAGTATAAGTTTGTGGAATAGCAGTAAAATCAAAACTGCTAGTTCCACTTGAACCAACGGTTACAGATGAAATCTTTGTCATTGAACTAGCCATTAGACCGCGTACCTCACTATCACTAGACCTGAACCACCGCTGGCTCCGACTCTACCGCCAGCACCACCTGATGAACCTCCACCACCGCCACCTGTATTTGGAACACCAGGAACAGCGTAAACTAATGAGCCAGTTCCGCCCGCTCCTCCACCACCATAACCACCGTTTGCGCCAGTATCGCTATTTCCTCCGCCACCACCACCACCCGCGATGTATCCATTATGAGGGCTATACATAGTTAATCCAATTGTAGAAATCCATTGGCTCCAAGTATTAAGCCCAACTCCACCTGCTTTGCCTTGTGTGCCTGATGAAATTGAAGTACCTACTGCACCAGCACCACCACCACCTGCACCAGCGTTGCCAGTTCCAGTTGAACTACCACCAGCAAAACCATAACCAGTTCCACCAGTTCCAGTTTGAGTTGAAGTACCAGCGGCACCTTGACCACGACCAGCACCACCACCTGAACCACCGTTAGAGCCACCCTGAGTTGCTCCACCACCGCCGCCGACTCCAGCAGTTAAAGAACCAAAAGTTGAATTAGTACCATTAGCACCAGCAGAAGCAGTAGTTGTAGAACCTAATCCACCGCCACCAACAACTACTGATTGCGCACTTGCAATTGATTGAGCAGTTGCATAGAAAACACCACCCGCACCACCGCCACCGCCAGCATCTTTTCCACCACCACCGCCGCCTCCAACTACTAGCACATCGCAAGAAAGTGTAGATAATGGTGTAAAAGTTCCTGATGTCTTAAATGCGTGATACCAATATGACCCATCAGAAACAATAATGTCTCCACCAGTTGCTTTGAGTTGATTAGCACCAATACCGTAAAGTGTAAAAGTTGAGCCAGCAATAAAATTATTTGCTGCTGGACCAACAGTAATAGATGTAATAGCACTAGTATTACGCCATAGACCAACATTTGCCATAACTAATCCAGCAGAATCATTGCTTCTTACAAGTACTGTTTTGTATGTTGTTGAATTAGAATAGTTCATAATGTGACCAATTGCTGTTCCTATTGTTGTTGATAGGTATGCAAAACCAGCAAAACTATGATAATTACTTTGATTGTTGGAACCTGCTACAGTACCAGTTCCATACATCTGTGTTTTTGAATAGTGAGTGCCACTGTCACCGTTAAATCGCAAATAAACATCGCCTGCTCCAGTTGAATTAGCAAGATTGGCTACTAATACTAAATCAGTATAAATCTGCGGGATATTGTTAAATGTAACTTGATTCTGTGCAGAACTGAGAGTGACGCTTGCAATAGCGTTGTATGTTGATACGGCCATTTAATTACCCCTTAATTCCGTAGAGTGTAAATGATGAGTATTGAGTAAATGCTTTAGTAGCAACAGGATTTATTGTAATTGATGTTACAGCAGAAGTACTCATCCAAAGATTACTTTGGAAATAAACTTCTCCACTACCATTTGCATCCCACCCAGTTAATGTACGAACTGTTTTATATTTAGAAGTATCAGCATAATCCAATATGTCTGAAATGTTTGCACAAAATATGCCAGATGTTAAATTATTTCTTGTTGATTCGCCAAAATAAACACCTTCACCATTTATTCCTGCGTATGCTTGGCCTACTACAATTGCTCCCGTGCCTGCAATATCGTGTTCATAATAATTGCCACCCGTTGTGTCATTATTAAATTGTAAAAGATTATAGGAAGCACCAGTTGCAGCAGTATTTATTCTTGATATAAACCTAATTTGTAAATGTTTATATGTATTAGGAATAGAAGTGAAAGTAATTGATGAAGAAGTGCTTGCTAAAGTAGTAGTAGCAATAGGAAAATAAGCACTCGGGTCTAAATTACCGCTTATACCTGAAGCAACAACTCCAAGAATAGGCATTAGGAAATATCTCCTACCACATACCAAGTATCTGTTGCTGCTTTGATGCAAGTAGCCATGCTGTATTGCGTTCTAGTTTTAGGGGAAGCGGCTGTTGCACCTGTTGAGAGAATAGTTGTAGTACCGCTTGTTACGGCTTGAATAGTTGTTTGTCCTGCGCCAATTTGCAGCACATTTATTTGAGTTCCTACTGGAAAAGCAACAGAAGCGTTTGTTGGAATGGAGAAAGTATTTGCAGAAGCATTGCTCATTGTGACTACTTGGCTATTGTTTGCAAGAACAGCCGTATAAGAGGCAGTTTCAGCATCAAAGGCTAGATTGACTTTAGCATCGGTCAGAGTCTTATTTGTAAGAGTTTCTGTGCCAGCCAAAGAAGCAACATCAGCATCAGAGATAGCAGTATTAAACTCAGCCAAAGTTCCTGTAACTGTATTTGTAGAAAGGCTAATTGACTTATTTGTAAGTGTATTTGAAGATGAAGCGGTAACAGTAATATCTGCAGTTAGAGCGACTGTTCCTGTTGAATCAGGGAAAGTGATTGTTCTATCTGCGGTTGGGTCTGTAATTGCTAAAGTTGTTTCAAAGTCGTTTGCTGTTGCACCTTCAAAGACTACTGAGCCATCGTTGAAGATTGCTCCAGTTATTGTTGGGGTTGTCATAACAGGAGATGTAAGAGTCTTATTTGTAAGGGTATCTGTTGATGAAGTGGTAACAACATTTACGCCTTCAATAGACACAACACCAGCAGAAACTCTTGCCACCGTGGTATCTGTTGCGTGACCTAACTCAATGGCTGTGGCGTTTGCCGTTCCAAGAGTAGGTGTTATGAGGGTTGGACTGTTATTAAATACAACTGCGCCTGTTCCTGATTCATCAGAAATTGTGGCTGCTAAGTCTGCTGATACTGTGAGTACGGCTCCAGCCGCGCCATTAGTGGTAATTGCCATATTATGCTATCTCGCTTCCGAACGCGTTGAAGGACATACTTGCTGATGATGCGTAAACAGTCACAATATCTGAAGCGTCAATAGTTATACCTAGAGTATAGGCAACTGTGCTATTAGCGGCGATTGTTGCGTCATATACGACATAATGCTCGAGAGCAAGTGTTGCTCCATTAGGGCGAACTGCTATGCGATATGTGCCTGAAGTCGATTGGTTACAAATTGTAATCGATGAGATAACCGTTTGTGTTGCTGCGGGACAGGTATAGAGCGTAGTAGCGGTAGTTGCCGAGGGATTTGATTGCCCTAGGACTTTGTAAGTTGTTGCCATGCGGTTATCCTCCGATTAGAAGTAATGGACTGAGTGTACCAGTTGCGGTATTTGTGGCTGTTGTTGCACTTGCTGAAGCACTCGAAGCCGAGGCTTGAGCCAAAGTAACAAATGGAGAAATATCTGCTCCATCTAGGCTGTAAGTCGCGGCGGTCAAAGCGGTATAAGTTGCAAACGCAGTATCTAGCGCCGTATATGTGGCGTATGTACTTGGGATGTACCAATACTTTCCTGAAGCAAGAATTTTGTCTGTGGTCTGATTGATTAAAACATCTAAAGCCGCAATGTTGGTTTCAAGGCTTGCAAAACTTGTTTCATCAATAGCCTGTACGAAGTTTTCGTCAAGAGTTGGGGATGGGCTGAGGTCGGCTAAATCTAGTGAGCCAGCAGTCGTATAAGGCACCGAAATCGTGTATGTACGCCCTCCTGAGAAGGATTCCTCGACTGTGTAAGTAAAAGGGTTAGGGATAATATCGGGGTCGTTTGTGGCTGGCAGGGTGACGCTAAAGGCACCTGAACTCAAAGGAACCACGATGCTCGATGGGGCAACCATTTGGTCATCTGTTCCATTACGAAGAACATCTCCAAGAGTAAAACGAATCTGCCCTTGAATGGCTGCGCCTTCAAAATTCACATAATTACCTGTGATAGTTACTGTAGTTAATGACGGGGCTAGTGGCATTAGCAACCTGCCAAAAAGAATAAATCAAATCCTGAAGCCACAAGATTTTCTGCTGTCTGCTTAGATGTTAAGGAACTACTAACCGCGGTTGATAATAAAGTGGCATTAGTTGAAGCCTCAGTTGTCGCAACTTCTAAATCTGTTAATAAATCATTGGCTGTGGTGTATCGGGCAATGGGTACATACGGCTCAGCCATTTTAGACCCCCATCATCATCAACTGGTTAGAATTGTAATTAGATAGGGCGCCAGCCGCGATTGAAGCGGCGGTTGCATAAGAACTAGCGTCATCAACTCTATCTTCAGCATCGACGACCAAAACTCGAATACTTTCTGCGCTGTTATACCGTGTTAGTAAAGCCTGATAAGCGTCTACCGAGACAAACGCAGCCGCTTCAACCGAGCCGAGGGCTGGGAGCAGGTCTGCAAGGTTTTGAGTTGTATTGGCTACTGATAGCGGTAGAGCCAACTCGATTGTTCGTCCGCCTGTGAAATTTTCTTCAAAGGTATAAATAAAAGGTTGAGGTGCTACATCTGTATCGCTAGTTACTGGAAGAGTGACAGTAAAAGAGCCTGTTGCATCAAAAGTTTTTTGAATTACAACTGGCATGATAATTACATTTTGTGTGACTTCTTTTAGAATTGTTTGTGGAGTGATATTGATTGAGCCACGAACTGGATTACCGCTCAAATCTACATAAGTTCCAACAACCGTGCAGGTAGATAAACTTGTTGGCAGAGCCATAATTTATTCTCCTGATTAAACGCCTTGGCGCAAGACATTGACGGTCAAGGTGCTTGATGCAACCACGCCGTAAAGTTCTTCTCCAGTTTGAAGGTCAATTGACATGTCTGAACTTACCCCAAGGGCATAGCCGTAACTTGTTGTAGTTACTCCAGCGCCACCGAGATAAACAGTAACGGTTGTCGATGGATTTTGAACGGAGATGCTCTGACCATCTTTTCCTGCATATTGTGAAGAGAGTAGCGTGGCTGTTGTGCCAATCGAGACTCTTTCGTGTGCTAATGCCATTAAAACTCCTTAGAGAAAGATAGGGGACGACTCATTGTAGCGAATCGCCCCCTCCGACTTATTCGGCTTCTTTTGCCTTTTTCTTTGTTTCTTTAGGTTTTACTTCTTCATCAACAGGAAGGGCTACAACATCAACTGGAAGGGCTACAGGCTTTGCGGCCTTTGGTGCCTCTTCTTCAATTAACTTGATGTAGCGACCTGAGACGAGATTTCTTGTATGACGCCATCCTGAGACATCAACGATGTCACCAGGATTAAGAGTCTTTCCGTCAGAAACCATTACCTTCAGAATTGTGGCTTTCATAATTACTTTCGGTAAATTACAACTGCGTCTGCTGCCGACAAGCGAGCAACGAATGTTGCACTTGTTGCTGGTTGGACTGTTGCTAGACCGACAATTGTTGTTCCAGTATTAACTGTCAAAGTTAGTACATGTGTTGCTGATGCAAGGTTAATGACTGTGAACTCAAAGCCAAGACCTGTCTCTGTGTCAGCATCTACGGCTGTAATAAGTGCTGAAGCCGTTGGTGCCTGTAGGTCGCGAGCGGCTGTTGGAGTTGCTGTAACAATTCCTGAAAGCAAGTTTGCTGCTGTGAAAGTCATTGAAGCGCCATCTGCGATGTTTGTTACTGCTACGCCCTTACCGAACGCACCAGTTACATAAGCGTCATCAGCAACTTCTAAATCTGTACCAACATTTACTGCACTAACAGAGTCAATATCTGAACCTGAAATAAGTTTTCCTGCAATTGCTTCACCTTTGGTAAGGCGTAATGGATTTGCCATTTATTTTCCTTTTCTAAAATTAGATTTAGTAAGTAAGAAAGGGAGAGCCAATTAAGACTCCCCCTTTCTATTAACTTAATTAAGCGACGATTGATGACCAGAAGTAACCAAGGTCAGCCGCGATAACCTTGTTATCGAAAGCCATTTCTGCTTCGATACGGTCTGACTTGATTGATTCCATACGGAACTGTGAAGTACCGATTGTCTGTCCAAGTCCGCCTGATACGCCAGTCCATGAGAATGTGTATCCAGCAGAAGGAGTCATTAGTCCTGGGTTTGGAGCAACATGTGTTAGTAGAGCGCCCTTGCCATAAGCAAATGAGTAAGCCTCTGTTGCACCTTCGTTGTTCGTAGCCTTGACTGCCTTTGCAACCATAACGCGAGGAATGTCGAACATTGCTGCCAACATGTCGGTTGTGATTGTCTGTGAAGATGTGTATTTGATACGGTCTACCAAGTCAGGGTGATTCTTCAACTGACGGAATGTTTCGTAGCCAAGAACAAGTGTGTTGGCTTCCATTCCTGTGTTACCAAGAATCTCAGACTTTGCAGCCTCGAGGTCATTGATTGGGTCTGAAGATGTGTAATCTGACCATTGCTTTGTCTCACCTGATGATGGAGTACCAGCAACACCAGTTACATCGTCTGCCCATACACCTGTTGTGAAGAAATCAGAAACAAACTGAAGTTCCTTACGAAGCATTAGACGACGAGTAACGAACTCTGTTGCCTCACGAAGAGGGTTCAAAGGAGCATCTGCGTTTGCAGTTGTTTGGTCATCAACATCTTTGTGGAAAGCCCACACATCTGCTGAATATGTACCTGTTGAAAGGTTGTAACCTCCACCAGCAGATTCAGTTCCAGGCGCACGGCGTTGAGCCTCATCGCGGAACCAATCGTTCTTGGTGTAAGTGAAATACTTGTCAGACTTCTTATCCACAGGAATTACTGGGAATACCTTGTCTGCAATGAAATTGTCCTGATTTTGTAGGTATGCAACTGAGATGTTAGTCAGAATTGCATCAACATGGACGGAGTTAATATGTGGCTGTGGCATTTATTTTTCCCCCTTATGCCGCTCTGCCTGGATTAGCGCAGTTGATGACGGCTGTAACGATGTTTCCATCTGCCGCAGATTCGGTCAGAAGAGTTCCAACAACATACTTAGTGGTATCTGTACCAGCAACTAAGGCAACTGCCTTACCTGCTGAAGATGTACCAACAAGTGCGCCTTCGCCAATTGCTGCTCCCGCAACAATCTTTGTTCCACCGACAATAAGCACTTCTGCTTCTTGTCCTGAAGTTGGAGCATTTTGTAGTACGCCGATTGGAATATCAGTTGCGGCTGCTGCTGCTACTGCTTGTCCTGATGAATCCAACTTGACGAATGTGTACTGCTTTGTGGAAAGGTCGGCACCTGCAACGAGGGAGACCTTTACCGAGTAATTACTGATTTCGTATGCCATGGTTATGCACCCTTTTCGGATAGGTATTGGCTGTAAAGGTCAGGGTTCTTTGTTGCAACATCAGCGAGCGCTTGCTCGAATGACTTTGCTACACCCTCTTCAACGGCAGACTTAGCAAGCGTAGTCATACGCTCATAAGCATTACCTGATTTGAAGTCCGCGGATTTGCCGATTTCCGCAAAAATTGCTGCTGATTCAGCCTGTGCATTAACAGATGCAAGTAGTTCTTCAACTGACTTTGCTAGGTCTGCGTCTACATTTGATAGACGGCGTAGTGCTGGTCCAACTTTTTCTGCATCGAGATTGAGGTTTGCCCAACCCTTTGCTTTTTCAACTGCTTCTGCATCAGCATGAGCATCGCGTTCCTTTTTAAGTTCTGCGGTTGCTTCTTCTGCTTGCTTGCGGAAGTTTTCAATCATTTTGACGACTGACTCAGGTGCGGACTTCATAAAGTCCATCTCCTCAGAGGATTCTTCTTCCATCTTCTTCTTTTTCTTATCTTCTTCAGACATTTCTTCGTCATCTTCTTTTGACATTTTCTTGTCTTTAGTCTGATAAGCCTTGGCTAATTCCTCTTCAAGTGCAGAGATGCGAGCCTTAGCGATGGTTAGTTCCTCAGTAGGATTTACAACCTGCTCTTCAGTAGCCGTGGTAGATGTATCCTCCATGTTGGAGTCCTCCTCGGTGAGCGATTCGTCTAAAACCCTCTGAACTTCAGATTCTTCGGCGGACTTCATTACAAGCCAACCTTCGTGTAGATGAGCGGGATGGTCTACCCCGCTAGTTTCCTCGATGGCTAAATTCACCATCTTGCGAGTACGACCAGCCAATGTGACTCCTAACGAAATAGAGATAGTCCCTTAGCAACGCGCTAAGAAACTAAATCGGGTCTAAACATACGAAGAATACCACAAGCGTAATTTGACCCTTTTGTTAGTTTATTAAAACCCTCGTTTTAGCAAGAGCCTCGGGCAAGTTTGGACAAATCCACATTGAAAAGGGATTGTCGTTTGCCCAAAAACGGGCTGTCCTAAAATGGAAGTCATCATCATCCATTTTGCTCCATACAAAAAAGGCTTGGGAGTCGTTAGGTAAATCAATTTGAATTCCTGCATAGCCAGGGGGCGTAGTGACCTTGTTTGCCTTGAGATTCATTGAACTCAGAATCTCAATTGTGCTATCGATGATTGATTTCATCGTTTGTTTCTAGCAGGTGGTCTTAAAATGTCCATGTCATCCATCCACCTTGGGTCATCGGCGTTATTGTCGAACTCTCCGTCGTTATCGCTGTCCTCATAACTAATCTTAGGCTTTTTACCCCTAAAGTTTTTTGGTTCAGGAGTATCTTCACCTTCAGAGTCATCGGTGTCGTACTTTCCACCGTGAGTTTGTTGGTCGTGAAGGGTGCCTAGATGTTTGTCTAGGCTTAGGCTTTTTTTAGTGTTGAAACCTTATGTCCAACTTTTGTATCAGTTGGCTTACCATCGCGGTACAACTGAATTAGCGCTGCTGGGTCATCCTCTGTTCCCTCAATCTCAAAACTTGAGTCAGGAACATTGATTTTGCCCTCGCGCACGATACGGACAATCTTGCCTGTAGCCATACCACCTGATGAATTCCAAGAAACCATGTCACCTGTTGAAACAGACATAGCCTTTTTCATTGAGTAAGCCATGTCGCGCATAGCCTTTTCAATCATTGATTTTGCGTAACCTTTAAGACCTTTGATTCCCTTTTGATTGACTTCTTCTTCAATCATGGCGTACTCGTCGTCCTTCATGTTTTTCATAGGACCATTGCGGAGTTCTTTGAGAATCTTTTTGTCTTTCATTTGGTTTCCTTTGGCTTCTTTTTCTTCGGATTCATAATTGTATCAACATGCACATCGGTAACAGTTGGGTTGTTTTTTTCCATGTCCACATATAGGCGCTCTGCTCGTCCACCAATTGAATAGCCAAGGATTTCGCCGTTTTGAATCTTCTCCCATGCCCACTCTTCCCAAATAACTCCGAGAAATACTGTGTTCGCGGGGTAAGTATGATTGACCATAATTCCACTTGGGGTTGTAATTGGAACTGTTAGTTCGTATGGGAATGACATAACTTCGACCCATTCCCCTGCAACAATGTCGCGATTATGTTGCAATCGGATACGGCGGTCATTGCTTCGGACATAATCCCAAACTGCTCTTTGCAACTCTTCGGCATCTGTCCACTCATTATGGGCATCTAATCTGTCAGGGATATACATGGCTCCAAGGGTGTATTTCTTTTCGCCTTCAGCCTTGGAGACCTCGTAGGACCCGATTGATTTAGCCATTGTCTCGAAAGCATCAGGGAAAGTCTTTTCAGCCAACTCAGGAGTTATCTCTTCGAAATTACCCTCGCCAAGAACTAGGTATTCGGCAATTACATCAGATGGCGTCCAATTAGGCGCATCCCAGCGCTCCTCAAGAATTTTGTTTGGCTGTACCTCAAAGTGCCAAAGAGTATGTGGCTCATTACGGTAAAAATTTACAAAGTATCGCAATTTATTAAGCCCTCCTCTCATGGGATAGTTTACCAACTGGGGTTGATTTAATCAAGCCCGCCTGTTGTGCTGTCTCAAACTGTTGCAAGATGAGCGTTCCGACCCCAAGAACTGTTGCGTAGTTAGAAGGGCGAGGAACTCGCTTGGCAATGCCTATCATCTTGTTCCAAGTGGACTCGCGCACAGAGTCATCCGTGGACTTTCTGTAAACCTCATAAACATCATGCAAAGCCTTTTCCTTAATTTGGTACGACTTTGGCGTGTGGACTTGAACCTCGACTTTAATGCCGTCGCGCTCTGCCTTTACATTGACTCCATCATACGGGTCGCCCGCTTGCCAAAAATTCTTAACACGAACTTTCCATCCAGTTTCCTCAAACGCTGAAACTGTAGATTTCAAAGTATCTGCATAATCATTATCATTAACAGAAATTGTGTAACGGTTAGCATCTGAGATTTCCTCTGCTGCCTTATTTCTATCGCCCTGATATTGCTTCTCTGCATCTTGGTCAATTTTTCTTGAAAGAGAATCAGTTGATTTGATTCGCTCTGATAAGCCTTCAAGTTTTGCACCTGACTGGTCTGCAACTGCTTGAACTAATTTTGTGATTGCAGGTTCAGCCGCAACTGCTTTTTCTCTCACTCCGCGAGCAAGAGCGATTGCTTCTCTTGACTGTCCCTGTTCAGGTTCTTTATCCGAAACCATGTTATTTGCCCATGAGCCGTGAGTGCGTTGGTCATGCTCTCCGTGCTTTTCAAGAGGTTCCCATAGGAGTGATTTCTTTGCTGGTGCATCAATTGCTTGACCTTCAAAACCATTATCTTTTGACCACTTTGATGAGACGGCTAACGCTTCTTTTGCTGTTACCGAAAGACGATAGACAGGCAACTCAGTTCCAGGATTATCGAAAGCGAAGGCAACAGCAGCGCCCCATGTGTGGTGTCCATCAACTACATAGCCATCTTTGGAAATCAATATGCGTTCGTTCTTTGGAATCTCGCCATCTTCACGGAACTTGTTATAGATAGCACCTGAACGAGCAGCAGAGATTTCTTTTTGAATTGGCTTCAAAGTTGTTGGGTCTACTTTTTCTTTCTCAGCCGTAACACCCAGTTCGGCTTCAATCTCAGATAAGAAGCGAGCGCGTTCCTTGCCAGGAATCTGAGGCATATCTTTACGGGCAATTCCCATACCCTCATCGCCATAGAGCAATGTTCCTTCAACGCTTAACTCAGTCAAATCAGGGTGGTCTGTGCGCTTGGAAGCACTCATTAAAAATGCAGAAACATTTTCTTTTTCAACCATCGGATGCTCGCCATTATTGATTGCATCTGCAATGCCATCAGCCCATGAACCGTGTGTTTTTTGGTCATGCTTGCCTTGGTTATGTTTTGCAACTTCTTCGTCTTTCTCGGCGCGAGCAACCATGGACTCAGCCCATGCGAATCCTGCATCTCCGCCCCAAGCATCCCAAGCCACTCGACCTGGAGATGGATAACCTTTTTCGCCTTGACTAAATCCAAGTGCGTTCTTATCTACTTCATGGCGTGAGAAAAAAGATTTCATTCGCTTGAGGGTTTCTAGTGAGACAGATTCACCTGATGCCAACTGCGATGCGCGGGCGCGACCAACTGAAGTAAATCCTCCACCAGCCTTGCCTTCGCCAATCCAATCCAACGCACGACGAGCCGCGGAGCGAACTGCCTTCGGTGGAGTGTTATCTGCCTTTGAGAATCTTTCAATTTGTGCAAGGCGCTCTTCAGCCTTTTCTTTCGATGGATAAGTTCCAAATCTGCGTCGTCCTGTTGAATCATAAACCGTGAACTCGCCGTCCTCTTCGCGAATCATCTTCTCAATAGGGTCTAGTTCAATCGGTTCAATTCGCATTTCATAACCTTGGGAGGTGAGGAAAGTCTGCACATTGCCAACATTGCTACCGCTGGATTTAATGACCTCTGCAACCATGTCGGCTGGTAATGATGAGCCAAGGGATGTCAGGTCTACATCGTTAATTGAATCAACAAGAATCTCGAAGTCGTCCCAATCATCTTTTGGTGCCTCCATCTTGCGACGAGCCAACTCATTGAGGATTGTGTGATGGACTTCAATTGTTGCTGGAGAGGCTTGAGACTTGTGGATACGCTCATGAAGCGCGAGTAGTTTCTCAGCGCTTAAAGAAATTAACTTTGGGGCTATATCCGCCATGTGGCAATGATAGCGGATAGATTTACAACTGTTATTTAGTTTCCTGAACCGTAGTTAGTTTTTGCTCTACTACCTTATCCAAGAAAGCGACCTCGTTATCGTCAGGCAGACCTTCCATCTCAACAGGCATGGAGGCATGGAGTCTCGATAAGGCGTTTAGTCTTTCTTGTCTCTTCATGGAGATGAGTTTACCGTAGGAGCGGGCTTTTCGCGAGCCGTGCCGTCATAAACCAATCCATCGCCATCGCGGTCAATTGGACCCTGATTGATTGAGCGTCCTTCCTTGCTCAAGCCCTTTTGATACTTCATGTTCAGATTGTCCAGCAATCTTGCCCCAGCCCACGAATAAACGGGTTTTCCTGTAATGCGATTAGTGCCTGTTTGGACTCTATCTTTGTAGCCAATCATTAAGAAATCATTTGGGATAGGAAAATTATCAGATGTAATCTTTTTGGTTGTATCAAATTCTCTTGTTGATGGGTTGTATCCAGTAACCATATTTGAAATTAAAGAATCAAATTCAATGCGGTTTGCTGAACCCTCAGCAAATTCATTAGAATTAAATGCTCTTCCCTTTATCAACTCGTTTACATTGTGACCCGTATTTCTTTCGTCAAAGTCAAACCCTGCTTTAGCCCAATGGCGAGCGCCATCCCATGCTGTGCTGACATCGATTCTGCCAATTCCCACAGCGGTGTACCAAGCCTCTTGCTGGGCTATAAACTTTGAGCCAAAGCCAACTCCCGCATATTCATCATCCATTTTGAATAAGTCATGCTCGACAGCCCAAATCTCGTTGCCTTCTTTGTCCTGACTTTTGTAAAAACCGCGTTGGAACTCTCCAGCATAATTATCAGCATCATCGGTAATTTCACCAGTTACAACAAGCCTTTCACCATCAAGATAAATGTTATTTGTTGATGAACTTAGAGTGGTAGCAACTTCACCCTGAGCATTTTTAACATCATAAATCATGGCATAAACATCATCAAAGAAGGGATGCAACTCTTCGGGGTTAAATTCTTCAGTATTTTGTTCTTGCCACAATGCTGCAAGAGTGCCGTCATCCGATTCAATAAATTCTTGAATCATCTCATCTTGGATTTTTTCGTATAATCTATCTTTCAAATCTTGAGTTGCTTTAGTATTAGTAATTGGGTCCTCGTAATTATATTTAACTTCACCCAACGCCTCATCAACCCGCTCTCGAATCCCATCAGTTGCTTGGGAATATAAGGATGAGTCGTTATTAACCATAAGTTCTAAATCTGACATGTCAGCCTGTTCCGCAGGAGTTAGAGCATTTTCTAAATCTTGTAATGAAGGACCAAGACCTTCCATCTCGTTAATGAGGGCTTCCTCTTGCTCGGTATTGCCACGCGCCCAACTGCCGTGAGTAGATTGGTCATGTTGTTCGTGCTTGAGGATTGGTTTTAATCCAGCCTCAAAGCGAATTACTTTGAGGGCTTTTCCAATTTTGCCCAAAGTTGCTGGGCGTACTGGTCGATTTCCTCGTCCGTCATCTTTGAGATGTCGGGCAGTTTCACTACCTCTATCTTTTCCGACATTACCTGTTCCTCCTGTTTGTATCTCAGCAAAGTTAGCGACATCCCAAATTGAGATTTGGTCGCGTTGAGCGCCGAGAGTTCTAGCGGTATCTACATTCTGAATGTTCTCAGATATGTCGAGATACACCTGTCCGTCGTCCTTATTATGCCATAAACCGAGGTAGTTTTTCCCCGTTGCAAGGTCGGACTTATTCTTTTTCATGTAGTCAGCAAGAATCTTTGGACCCTTTATTGGGTCATAGAAATCAGCGTCACTTGCAATTGAACCGTATTGTGAGCCTTTAGCGACCATATACCCGCCAGTAGGTTCAGAGCCATCCACCATGTTCACCGAGAGTCCGCCGTTCTCTCTAACACGCTCTAGGATGCTTGAGGCGACGCCTTCTCCCATGCTGGCTCCAGTAGCCCAATTGCCATGTGTCTTTTGGTCATGGGTGCCGTGCTTGGTAACTAGAGTAGTAATCTCAATCTCATTGGAGTCTGTGTAAACATATTTACTAGCCATCGTTTACCACCGTCACTTTGATTAACTTATCTTGAGTGCCTCTGACATCAACAGAACTAACACTATCTACTCGAAACTTTGTGTTTCTTGGAAGTATATGTTCGTTCTCTTCACGGATGCCTTCTGTGGGACCGTATCTGTCACTTACGCCCTTAAAGTAACGATTCACAGATAAAACATTATTGCCCTTTGGAACATTTATTTGTAGGACAGCACCGCTCTGTACTGGTCTGCTGTCATATCTGCCACCAAGAGCAGTAGACATGAAATTCCATAATTGTTTAGGTTCGGTTGTTGTGGAGACAAATCCTTTATCCGTAAAAGTATCTCCTACTTTGAGAGTATCAAACTTATCAACTCCAGTTGTACCTCTATAAAGAAGCATATCCCTTGGTGTTTCTGTGCGGGATATTACAAAATCTAAAGCATTTTTATAGTCTTGAACATCTGATTTATTCAGACCTGATTCATTACCCTCTTGCCATTTTCCAGTTCTAAGATATGTATTTACTGGTCCGTATGCGTTCATTGTGTAATCTTCTACATAAACGGCTTGCTCTCGCGTTGAACCGTACTCAGCATGGAAAATTACATCTGAATTTTTATATCCAATTCCTTTTGGAAGCGCCTCACTACCGTTAGCCCAACTGCCATGTGTTTTTTGGTCATGCTCGCCATGCTTTTCCATCTTCTCAAAGAAATCTTCTACTCTGCCACCCTCGCTTAAATGTGCGTAATAGGCATAGAATTCTTTTTCATTAAAGTTATTTACCAACTGGGCGTAGCGTTGTGATTGCATTGGAGTTAGCATCAGCCCAACCCCTTCTCTGCAACTGTAAGCATCGACCTATCGAGAACTACGAAAACGCCACCTTTATCATTTTGAACGAAACCAGCATCGTAATACTGATAACCCATGGAGGCAAGCCTTCTGCCAACATTATTACGGTGATTTGGTTCTCCGCCGTAGACCATCTCTTTGACTACTAACTTGACCATTTCTTTGCTTGGAGCCTTGGCATTTTTAGGAATAAGCATCGCCATAATTTTGCCATTACCTACTTTTCCGTTATCTAAATCTCTGTTGCTCGCGTAGGTTTGAGCCTCATCTATGCGAACCGTAGTATAAGTGCCATTACCAAAAACTCCCCAACCACCAAAGTATTCGCCTTCTCTAAAATCCCTCATTACTTGGTCAGCCGTGTAAGTGGTTGAAGCCGCTTCTATTTCTTTACCTTCTCTGAGAATTTGTGGTATTGATTTGTAGGGTGCGCCGCCATCATTTTCTGCTCTGCTATGCCTAGCGTTTATTTCTATGATTTCTCGCGAATAATCAGTTACCCCTCGAAAAACCAACATTCCACCTTCAGTTCTTTGCACTTTTTGTAAGTCCTCAAAAGTTTCAACTACTTTGGGTTTATCAGCAAAACCTTGGCGCTCGGCAATAATCTTGAGAGCGTTATCGCCATAGGCTTGTCCGCTTGCTATCTGCTCTTCAGACATCTTATCGATTAAATCAACTGTTTCTTTATTTAATCCTACGCGTTCAATCTCGGCTCGAATTGGGATGTCGGGCTGTGAAGGAAAGATTCTGCTAGGTTCAATGTTTAATTTACCGTTGAAAAATACTGTATCCAACTCATCGGTAATGTTTACTCCTGCACCACCAGTAGCCCAAGAGCCGTGAGTTTTTTGGTCGTGGGATTCGTGTTTAACAACATCTTCTTCACGGATGAATGGGGCATTATTAAAGAGGGCATCAAAGGTTAATCCGTAATCTTTAGACTCAGCCTTTTGAACTACATGGGGTTCAATCATCTTAACTTCGACGATAGTGAAATTAACAGGTGCTTGCAAGTCCCAACTTGAATAAACCGTGCGCTTTGGATTCTTGCTTCGGTCATCAGTAAGTTTGAAATTTGGTGTTGCCAAAGATTGCAATTTTCCAGCCTGAACTGTATTCCAAATACTTTTAGCCTCATTGGGTGTATATCTTTTAGATGAATAGGTTGCCACTTCATAACTTGGGGCGCTACCATCAATATAATCTGTTTTACGAGGTTCAAAAATTCCGCGTTTCCAATATGGAGCCTTAACTTGATTTATTGAAACAACTTCAAATTTTCCGCTTGTAATTACCTCATAGTCGGATGGGTAATAACTTTTATCCGCCGCAATTGATACACCTTTAGCACCAGGCTGTATCTTCATAATAATTGGTGATATACCTGATTCGGGTCTAATAATTCTGTCTGCTGCATACCATGATGCGACTCCTAAAGAACGAGTTGTTGATACAAGTGGCATATCAATTGTGTCGCCCGCTTTAAGGTTAGAAAGTTGTTGCATAAGTGCTGTTGAATTTGGGTCATTTCTTGATTCTGTAATACCTCGATAAAGGGCTGGTTGAGTTGGTGAACCATTAGCAATAGCCTTTAATATCGAAACAGCATGACCTTTTGCGGTTTCAGTTGATGAGCCACCAAAACCTCGCTGTGTTAAATAGTTTTCTGAACCCCCAGGAGCCATATCGCTTTTAGGAACTTGAAGTCCTAGTGCCTCTGCCGCGTACTGACGATACAACTCTACATATTGATTTCCGTCAGGACCGTGTTCCCAGTTCTCCCATATCTTTGTTGTCATTCCCCCAGCATTGCGAGGAGATTCAGGAACAGGGTCATTTGGATTCCAGTTAGAGATTTCTCCACCCGTAGCCCAGTTACCATGGGTTTTTTGGTCGTGACCGCCACCTTCGTGTTTTTTAACTGTCTTTGCATTTCTAAACCAAACTCCACTATCTGCTACTTTTCCAAGTCCAATAATGTCTGAACGATTCACCGAAAATTCTTTTGGTGATTCTGCACTCTCATAACCAACTGCTCCTGAATCCCACAGGGGCGCAACGGAACCATGGAAGTATTCGCCTTCTTGAGCGCTACTAGAAAAGACCTTGACCGTCTCAGGAAATCCAATACTTTTAAGATGTGTCTGAAGAGCATCCTGATAAGTGGGATTATTTACCGCTTCTTCTAAATAAGTTTTTGGATATGTTCTATTAAGATTGCCTTCTAACTGAGATTTATAGGCACTCGGACTCAAGATGTTATCCGTTGCTTTGATTGCCCCTTCAGCAAATGCAATTTGTGTATCAGTCGAGATTAGAGAAGATTCAGAAATGCCGTTAGCCCATGAGCCGTGCGTTGCTTGGTCGTGACCGCCACCTTCATGTTTTTCAAAAGATTTATCGGTCATATTGACCATCAAAAAATCGCCAGTTAGGACGGAACTCATGTCGAATTTCATCTGTTCCTGCCCACTCTAAATTGAGAATCAGGTATGAAATTTTCTTTTACATAATCTTCTTTGCCAAATGTATCAATTTGTGTAAGTGAAATTATACGAACAGGGTGGTCTTTCATTATTGGGGTTCTACCCGCCCAATCCACCGCCGTTTTTATGGTTGCTTCTGCTCTACCAGTAACTTTGAATTTACCACCAGTCAAAACTTCTTTATCCATTGGTACGGTAGATGTTTTTAATCCTTTAGCCCCAGCCTCTATTCGAAAAATGACAGCGGGTACTTGGGAGTTTTTTTCTATACCCAAGGTTGCATACATCGATGCAATGTCTTTTTCTCTTGATGTTGAAAACATTGGGGCGACAAACTCATCGCCTTCTTTAAGATTCAAAAGTGAATCGTAACCCATTCCACCGTGTTCCAAAATGCCTTGTCTTTGATTTCCCATTGCTTGACCGCGCCACAGCGTAGGTTGCGTTGCTGGAGCATTATCTAATGACTCAATTAGGTTTCTTGTCTGTGCGTTGATAGTTCTTTCGTCGATATATCTTTGCCTATCTGAATAAACTTCGTAGTACGGAGTCAAAGGCAATCCTAGAATTCCATGTTGGATATGGCGAATTACATCTTGAATTGGATAATTTCCTGAAAAGTTTCTAAATGGACCATCTACCCATGAGCGTAGGGCTTGGGCGTTTGTTCCCTCGGGATTAGCAGGACTAGATGGAACTCGACCTTGAGGTTTTTCCCAGTCAGCAATTAGTTCGTCTGAAGTAAATGTTGCCCAGTTGCCATGTGTCTTTTGGTCGTGTTCTTGATGTTTAATTACTGGACGAAGCCCAGGGGCGAATCTAATTACTTTTACACTCATCGTGTTCCCCTGTCAGGTGGAACTATCACCATGGTGCAACGGCAATGAGGATGCACAATAGGCGCCTCAAGCCCGATAGAGAACACGCCATTCCAAGGTACCAACTCACCATCAAGCGGGGCGCAGATAGGGCAGGTGCGCTCATCTTGGGCTGTTACCCACATCTTTAGAGCGCTAGGGTCTACAAAGCCCGCTTCATCGGCTTGCTTCCATCCCTCGTAGCGACCCTCATTCTGTGCAATCTGAATCTCGGTACGAGCAATCATTGTGGCTCGGGCAGAGCGTAAGCGGTCAGCATATTTAGATGCGGAGGCGGCAGATGTTTGACGGGCTTTCGCCTCTTTCATTCCGCTTTTAATCAAACGCTCTAACTCACGCTTTTCAAACTTTGTTACTGCATCTGCCCACTTTGGATGCAAACCAATAATGTTTTTAATTCGACGAGCGGTAGCGCGATAGTCCAACTGCTCATTGAATGAATCAATAATAATCTTGCGAATTGCTATGCGGGTTAATTCATCAATACTGGTAATCAACTGCCCCGCTCTCTTAGATGCAAAGGCTAGAGAGTTTGGGTTTGTCTTATTAAATGACATTGAGAATGTAACTGGGGGTGGCGTTGGGCTTGCCCAATCAGGAATCTTTGTGAAATCCATGTTAGCCATAGGAGCCTTGTTTGTAATCTTTACAGGCTTGGGGATAAATGCAGGTAAGGCTAATTTAGGCGCAATGGATTGAATCTGTTGAACTGCCTGTTGCCCACCTATGTCAATAGATGTCATTAACGCATCTTCAATCTGTTTTCTGTTTCCCGCAACAGTAATTGCATTAAGCAAGCGGTTCAAAGAATCAGGGTCGAGGCGTTGAATGATTCGTGCTAATTCTTCAACCTTAATTGTGTTAGTTGATTTACGAATAGCATCATAGAGAACGCGGGCTAATGCCTGTTCCTCTACTGTTAATGGATTACGACGCTTACCGTCTCCGCCAAAGATTAGGGGCATGTTTAATCCACATCGCCGTCTAGCGGTTCTGCTCCTTCAGGAATCTCTAACTCTTCTTCCAATGATGGAGGTTCGTCGAATCCAGCCGTATCTGCCCCTTCAGGCATAGGAGGCATACCGAAGTTTGCTCCATCGTGTTCTGCTGGAGGTAGACCTGCCAACTCGCGAAGATAATCTTCCAACTTAGGGTCAGGCATAAGAACGCCAGCCTGAGCCAACTTAGTTACAAAGTCTGAGATTTCAGTCAAATCAACATGGCTTACTTCACCGTATGTTAGGTACGGAGCGCGAGAGATGTCCATTCCGTTCAACTTCATCAAGCGAGGAATGGCGTACTGATTCATTACCTCTGCAATGTTTTTAGCAATTGCATCAACTGACATTGACCATAAATCCATCTTGGATGAGCCAAGGGCGTAAGAGCCAACTCTGTCCGAACCGAGAAGAATAAAGTCTGAAAGGATTGACATTGCTATGCGCTGGTCATAGCGATTGATAATCTTGTCTGTATCGAACTGACGAGAACCACCTGATGAAAGCAACTGCAAGTCAAACATCTTATGTCCAGCATCGTCGTACATCGCTGGCATCACAATGCCTTCTTGCTCATTGCGCTTGATAGATGTAACAATACTTTGGATTGATGCTAATACTTGCTGTTGCTCGACTGATGCAGATGAAGAAAGATATTCAGGTGGTAAATAGGCAACTGGCAAACCTGCTAAGTCGCGCTCGATACCGATTGCTTCAATTTCTTCTATGCGACGCTTGAAAAACCAAGCGCGGTAAGCATTACGAAGAATTGAGCGACCTTCAGGATTATTCTTTGTTGTTACTGTACGGAAAAGTAAAGATTTATCAATTGGAATTGTATGTATTCCACCTGTTGATGGGTCCACTTGCACCATGGCTTGAATTCCACCATCTGCATCAATTTCCCAACGGAATAATGTTTCTTGTGCGCGGATAGGTAATTTACGCCAACCGATTTTTCCGTCATTGTGCTTTGAACGCTTCTTTGGGTCATTGCCATCGCCTTTGCGGACTTTGTAAACAATTTCGTGATAAGAGAATCCAAATACAAGCATTGAAAGAATTTGTGAGAGGGTTGAATCCCATGAATCCGACATGTCATGCAGACACGATTCAATAAATACCGCTGCTTCTTTATCTTCAGGCTTTACATCGCCATCTGCTGAATCATCGCTAAAAGGGTCTACACGCCATTCAAGACGAGTAATAACTTTTTCGATTGCGTAAAGCATTGACCCGATTGTTGGGTCGTTATCTGCCATCTCGCGATATGTCTTTGCACCGCGGATGCCTCTAAGATTGACGAGAAATTCTTCATAAACTGTTCCACCTGAACGGCGTAAACCAGTTGAGCCAAACTCCTGTAGGTCAGGTCTTTCTGCCATGTGTTGCCTCTCGCCTACTCTTTGTGCGCTAATCCGACGACAATTTTAAGTGCTTGCTCTTCGTCAAATCCTGCGTTTTTCAATTCCATGAACAACTCATGGGACTGAATAGCAAAACTGCTCAGAACGGAAATAACGCCATCATCAGGGATAAAGTCGTCATACACCCGTCGATTATAGCGCTACACGAATTTAGCCTTTATTCTCCGTCAAAGACAAACTCGCGAGAATTCAAACGCAAGTTAGTAACTTCGATGGCAAGTTTACGAGCCATGTCTTTTGTACCTGCAAAACCGTAAATCCTGTTTTCTAACTCTCCGCCAACTGCGTCGAATGAACGGAAAACAATTTTGAACGGAAGTTCATAAGGATGCTCAGTCATTTCAATTTCGACATACTCGCGAAGAGCAATCTCATGAGAAACATACGGCTTACCTAGTGCAGATACAACTACCTTCGACCCAACTATGTTGGATACGAAATAATCAGTCCACGCCATTTCCTACCCCCTTCAGAGTATTTTCAACCCCTATCATACAACATGGGTTAGAAAGGTGCGACATCTGAAATAGGCACACTCCATGGGTCGAACTCTGATACTGGGTTTGGTGGATTAAATGATGAATCTGAGCGCTCGCTTACTGGCACATGATAGGTATGACGCTTGAGGTCTGCTCCAACGCTCCATGCTGTGACCGTAATCTTGGAACGCTTTGCCCCTGTGTTTTTATCTTCCCAAGATTCTTGAACTGCTGTCCCTGAGACGATAACGGCAACTCCCTTACGAAGTGCATCTGCAACATTCTCGGCTGTCTTGCCCCATGCCTTGATGTCCCAAAAAGTTGTGTCGGTATTTTCCCAAGTGCCGTCAGGCTTCTTGACTGACTTTGATGAAACTACTGTAAATGTTGCTAACGCTTTTGCGTTTTGTGTAAATTTTAATTCAGGGTCAGCAACTAGATTTCCTGTGATTGTAATTGGTGCGCTCATCTTTTGTGCCTTTCATTCGTCATTGGTTTGGCTATTATGTTTAGTTTTTTTCTTATTCCATCTCTCTGTTTTAAGGTTGTTCCACCCCAAATACCCATTACTTTGAAATGTAGCGCATAGGTCAGACATTCTGATTTCCATACACAAGTGCTACAAATCTTTTTTGCCAATATATTCTCATGGCTAATTTTGTTCTGTTCGGGGAAGTAGAAATCCGTCTCCACCCCCGTGCAACTCGCTCCCTCGAACTGCCATGGTTTCATCATCTAATTCCTCTCCAACTATCAAACGGTTTGGGAAAGCAGAATCTAACTTAGCCAAAACTCGACCATTCCGCCATACCTTGCCAGCACAAACTCCATCAAAAGAATTACTCTTAGGCTCAACTAAATCGTTACAGTTTTGCCAAAAAGGACAGCCTTTGCAAATTTGTAAAGCGGGCATTGCTAAATCAATTTGATGTTGGTCAAAAAGCCATGGGTCAGAGTTACGGCACGGAGCCTCATCAACAAAAGAACTTAAACCCATGTTGTAATTGTGACAGATTACTTATTAGATTCGGTGGATTCAGCGCTCTCGCGTGTTGGAATTCCATAACGCTCTTCAAGCAATTCTTTGAGAAGGGCTATCCGTTCTTGCTCAATCTTTTGGGTCATCTTTGAATCCGATGTCATCGTTCGCCTCCCATGTTGCTAAAGCGTGATGAACTAATCCTTTATGTCTCCAGTCAGGGTTATCATCATCGGCGAGTGTGAGTGTCCAATACTCTTTTTCTCCTTCGCCCATCCATTCTGATACTAAAACCCAGCCCGTACAGATTGAAGGGTCAAGAAAGGCGATGCGCCCGATTTCAGCGAGCGCATCGTCAATCAATGAAGGTTTCTTATTTTCCTCGCTCATGTGGCGAGGCTAGTACCAAAAGTTTGAACTCCAAAAGCGCCACGCCGTACAGGGTGAGCCGTAACGAGATTCGAGATAAATCAATCCTCGTTCAATTTGTCGTTCAACTGTAGTGTCAGGGTCAAGTCCGAGAATCTGAGGAATCCCTCCAGCATGGAGTTTTTCGCCATTCTGACGGACGGGTGTTTTGTTGTAAGCATCGGGGCGCCAATTTGATTCCTTTGTCCACAGCAATAGCAAACATTCCCATTGAGTAGGAGTGTCCCAACCGAATTTAGACAATTGAGTTTTGGCATAGACCTTGGATGCTTCAGGTGTGCGCTCGACTAACACGGGCGCTTCCACTTCAACCGCTTGAGCAACTGGGTCAGGCGGAATGTGGAAAGGATTTACAAGGATGAATCCCAATACGAGAATTGCTACTGGAATAGGTTTAGAAATAACTTTTTCATAGAATCGCATAATCCTCCATGGTTAGGGGTGAACATTTATTCGCTACTGGTTGTAGCGCTTCTATGTCGTCAGTATTGGACTGACCTCACTTTGGCGAGTAGGTGTTTGCGAACCTGCATTAAAGGTATCAGATGCAGATGAATAATTGTCAAGGATATTTTTAACTGGAGTTGGGCGTTCGGTGGCGGAGCAGATAAGTCACGCTAGAGAGAGGACGGACGCGCAACAAAGCATCAACGCCACCGAACTATGGGTACCCGATAGGAATGGTACCCCATTGCATAATAATTCACCCACCAGTAGTACAGAACGAAACTGGTGGGTGAATCTTTGATGGCGGTGTGACTATTAGTATCGGGGGTTTGTATCCGCGCAACCCTCCGAGCCTTTAGCACTCTTACCTGCGCCTGACCATCAAATCTCTATTTAGTTTTAGTCGAGCCGACTTCCTGTGTAAGCGCTGATTCCGTGCTTTTCAAGCACCTGAGCAAACGCTCCAGCAAACGCGCTCTTACGGTCTACGCTTTGTCCGAACTCTCGAACCCAAATCTCGTAGCCACCGTAATAACCCTTACTACCGATTCCCTGAGTCTTGAGCCAATTCACAAACGCACCTCGCGCTGGAGAAATTGTTACCCAAGCAAATCCGCAAAGACCGTCAAGGATGTAAGTTTTCTTGGAATAATCAATCTTATCGCTAAGACCGATTGCATCTCCAACTACAAACTTTGGAGTGTCAGCATCTTTGCCAGCCAAAAGACCAGCCTCGTATGCCTCGGCATAAATCTTCTTGCATTGAGTCTTTGTTAGAGCCTTCTTTGTTTCAGGCTGAACAACTAATGAACCGCCTTCGTTTAGATAATCAGTTCTAGTCATTTAGATTTCCTCCTTGACTTCAGTTGTTGAGATTTTTTTGAAAGAAGTTACAGAATCAAAATTGCTGTAATCGAACTTATTGAATTGTGCGGTTACTTTTTGAGACGCCCAATTTGCAATAGGCGCTTCGACGATAACTTCGATTTCATATTTGACGGCGAATTTAGCCATTTTCAGTCCTCTCTTGACCTTGTACAATCAGTATACACTACTGGGGTTTAATAATCAAACCCTGTTGAGCGTGTCGTTTGTCGGCTTCCTCGGATAGACGGCGCTCGCGCTCGCGGGCGCGTATGCGGGCGAGGGAGGCTTCAGAGACCTTTTGGGGCTGTTTGAACTTTGCCCATGATGGAATTAACACTAGAACCACCGTCCTGTCTCTATTGACCCCACAATGCCGAATACAGCCACAATTGCCAGCGCTACCACAGCGCCCTCAAAATTATCTGCCCAGCGACGACCTTTGGCGCTTAGGTAAATTCCCTTTTTGGCTAGTCGATTCTCTATCATGATGCCTCCTTTTTGATTGGTCGAACTAATCCGTATTCCTCAAGCGCGAAATCTGCTTCACACCTGTAGCAATAAGGCTTGCCCTTGATGATGGTGATTCTGTACTGACCACCGCACATGTAACACTTCATTTCTTTTCCTCCCATATAACCTCGGATTCACCGCGACCTAAAAGAACTGCCACGATGTCATTCTTGGAAATCGTCCTCTCCAAGATGATTCCCTTTTTGCCAAATCGATTAGCAAAGAACTCTGCTTTCTTTTTATTCAAAGTCCAAGACAAACCATTTTCATTTACCTTTGGCTGGCATCCACGATAGATGACCACATTCTCGGGTAAAGATTGCAGAAGATTGAATTCTTCTTCATTCATTAAGTAATGACGGCTTGGGCGCTTTGATGAAAGCAACTGCTTCCAATTATCGAGACCTTGCCATTGGTTTTCTGTATCTGTCCATATATCAGATAGCAAAGACCAATACTGGGTATCGGACAACTTGCTTTGAATCAAAGTAAAAGCATTAAGGCGATATGGACGCTCATGCAAGAAAATATAACTGGAGTATTTTTGATTTGCTAAAGCATCTTTGACCGCTTTGACTTTTTGTTCGTATAAAGCATTGGCATGACCATTGCCCCATAACGGCACTAAATAAACAAGAGGATGGCGCAACTGGGGACCTATGGCTCCCTCTTCGAGATAAGGTTGTAAGTCAGGGTGCAACTCCTCATTTGAAGCCATTACTTTTGCATATTCCAAGACTGCATCTAGGTTAGGGATTGATTGGCTCATTGGTTCCTCCTCTTCTGATACTTATTATTCAGTATTTTCAACTGTTGGTCAAATGAAACGCCGTTCTTCTCTGCAAGATTTCTTACAATCAGGTCAGCAATTTCTTGAGCCTCGGCGATTTTTTCTTTTTGAACCCTAATTGATTCTTTGTTGTGTGGTTGTCCATCAAAGTAATGGGTAACAATCTCTTTATTGATTGTCCATTGCAATCCAGCCCACTCGATAATTGCTGTGCGCTCTGTCTTGATAACTCGGGTGTACTTGCCCTCTTTGTAAATCAAGAACTCACCTGATGCTGTTGGAGCGTTTGCCTTTTCCTTGGCGATTCGTGCAACCTTTTTTGCATCGCGCTCTGCCTTTGCTTGAGCCTTAGCAACTTTGTCCGCTGTCACGATTCGTGATGGACGATTCAAAACCTCGGCTGGGGCAGATGGGTAGCAGATTGTGCAAGCGTCCTGACCAGCATCCTCAACAATAGTTTTCTCATCGTCGTTGCTGTACTGGACTAGCCAGTTGTAACGAGTAGTTGGGAAACATGTGTTGCAATCCATTGAACTGTGAACATGACCATTGCTGGCAAGAACTAAGAACGCTCTTGTCCATGGGTCTTGGTTGTAAATCTTGTTCAACTTTGTAATCTCGACATTGACCTTGCTGATTTCTGATTCGATGCCAGCAATCTTTTCTGCTGCTTTTTCAATCTCTTCGACTCTAGTTGGATAATGCTTCTCGTAAAACTTCTTTGTATCTTCAGCACTATCTAACTTGCTGGATAAATCCCAACGCTTGTTGTACCAAGAAGATAACTCAGTATCAATCTTGACTGCGAAATCTTTGGTCACGCTCATTGGGTCTCCTCTCATTTACAACCCCAGTTTAGCATGATTTAGCCAATTGGTACAATAAGAGCCTGTCGTGTCCTTAGTGACCCTCCTTCGAAGGGTCTAAATTGCGCCTTTTCCGCATCCTTGCCATCTGCTCGCTGGTATTTTGGTGGACGCTTCTGCCCGTGGATTCAGCGTCGGCAGAGCAAACTGGAACAGTTCAAGTAACCTGTTCAAATGGAACATTTAATACGGGGTGGAATAACGCAAATTCATACTTTGCGGATAAAGGAAACATCGCTGCTCACTATTGCGTCTTGACTCATCAATCTACTTATGTAAGTACAACCGCCTCTGAATCTTTACAGTATTACAACGGCGTCGCGCCTACTCCTGCTCCAAGTCCATCTCCGACTCCAACGCCTTCACCATCTCCTTCAGAAACAGCAACGCCCCAACCGACCCCATCGCCAACACCAACAGAAACACCAACACCTTCTTCATCTCCTACTCCTTCCCCAACACCCAGCCCCAGCCCTTCTGCCGAGCCAACTCCTTCTCCGTCTCCGACATCGGAACCTTCTCCGTCGCCGTCACCGTCTGCGAGTGCAACACCGACTCCAACTGCTGAACCTTCACCTTCTCCCACACCAACGCCGACCTCAACGCCTCAACCTCAACCGAGTCCTTCACCTCAACCAACATCGGAACCATCGGCTTCACCGACTCCAAGCCCGCAACCTTCTGTAACTCCGACTGCTCAACCTGAACCGACCCCAACACCTGCGCCGTCCACACCTGAACCCACACCATCGCCATCTCCTACTCCTTCTCCTGAACCTTCTCCAACGCCGACACCCGTGCCTTCACCGAGCGAAGCATCACCCTCACCAACACCCAATCCAACGCCAAGCCCAAGCCCAACCCCGACAGAAACCACAACACCTGTACCATCACCTACTCCTTCACCTGATACCAGTACAACAGCGCCAACACAGCCAACGCCACAGCCAACCCAAGAGCCATCACCTACCCCAACTCCAATTCCGTCACCTGAACCAAGTCCCGTACCAATCCCTCTTCCGAATCCAGCCGATACCCCCGCGGTAGAGCCGACTCCCGTGCCTGTCCCTCAGCCCATCCCTGTTCCTGAACCTGAACCCATGCCGAATCCGATTCCTCAACCTGAGCCAAGTCCAAATCCCGTAGAGCCAATCGAACCTGCCCCTGAACCTGTACCGCTCCCCGAGCCTGAGCCAATTGCTCCGCCCGTTGAAGAACCTGCCCCTGAACCGATTGAACCCCCAGCGGAAATTGACCCGCCAAATCCCATACCCGAACCACTACCACCTACTGACCTCGAACCAATAGAACCATTGCCACCAACAGAAGAACCATTAGAACCTCCAGCGCCCGAACCAATCGAGCCACCTGCGGAGGAAGTTCCTGCCGAGGAACCACCAATCGAAGCCCCAATAGCACCAACGCCAATAGACCCAGCGCCACAAAGTCCG